AATCCCCTACGGTAGCTGGATTTGTAAATCCTAAACATAATAACCGTAATCGTAAACGTATTGAAGAAGAAGAAAAAGAACTAGAAGAACTAATGGGAACAGAAAAGGATGCAGAGGAAGAAACTGCTGACGCATCTGCAGAGGTCAAAGAAGAAGAACCCGAAGAGAACCTTAGTCGAGAAGAGAAGTCATTTAAAAAACGATATGGTGATCTACGACGACATGCTTCGGAAAAAGAAAAAGAATTTAAAGATAAACTAGAAGCCCTTGAAAGCCGAATGTCTGACGAAAGGATTCTTCCTCCTACTTCTGATGAAGACATCCAACAATGGTCAGAAAAATATCCTGATGTAGCTGGCATTGTAGAAACTATTGCAGCTAAAAAAGCTCAAGAGATGTTTGAAAAAGCTGACTCTCGTTTAAAAGAACTAGATGCTATTAATAGTCAAGCTGAACGTGGTAAGTCTGAGAATGAAATACGAAACTCTCACTCAGATTTTGATGAACTACGAGAGTCTGATTCCTTTCATGACTGGGTTGAAGAGCAACCTAAGTGGGTTCAAGATGCACTATATGAAAACTCTGATGATGCTCGATCCGTAGTCCGTGTCATTGATCTTTACAAGTCTGATAAAGGTTTGACTAAAGAGGCCCGTAAGGGAAAGACTAAAGCTGCTGCTTCTGCGATAGTTAAGAACTCTAAAGCTGATATTGACGGTGACGATATGGCAGGGAGCATTTCAGAGTCTGAAGTTAAAAAGATGTCAACTCAAGAATTTGAAAAAAGAGAAGTTGAAATCACTAAAGCAATACAAACAGGTAAGTTTATTTACGATTTATCTGGCTCTGCACGTTAATACCTATTGACAAATACCTTTTTGTCAGTATAACTAGGGGGATAGTAAACAGAAGCCACCGTTTAGGTCTACCTTCCTTACTAACCCCCCAATACAGTCTAAACAAAATCTTTATAAGACCTACCTGTTTAAGTATAGGCCCAGAATTTATCTGCACCCTATTACAACAGCCTCTTAAAAATACTGTTTAGCTTTCAAAGCCTAAACTTAATAGGAGGAACTATCATGGCTTTTACAACCGCAACGGGTTATGGGAATTTACCAAACGGTAACTTTAGTCCTGTAATTTATTCAAAAAAAGTACAACTTGCTTTTCGCAAAAGTACTGTATGTGGCGATATCACAAACTCTGATTATATGGGAGAAATTTCATCTCAGGGAGATACCGTCAAAATTATCAAGGAACCTGAGATTTCTGTATCGCAGTATGCACGTGGTACAAATGTCACAGCACAAGACCTTGAAGACGAAGATTTCAACCTTGTGATTGACAAAGCTAATTACTTTGCTTTCAAAATGGATGATATCGAGGAGGCTCATAGCCACGTCAATTTCATGGATCTTGCAACCAATCGTGCTGCATATCGTCTTGCTGACAATCATGACCAAGAAGTTCTTGGCTACATGGCTGGTTATGCACAGGCAAGTCAGCACACACAAGCTAGTGCCCTTAACACGACTGTTAATGGTAGTAAAGCTGTATCTACTGCAGGTGCTAACGAATTGTTGTCTTCTATGCAGTTGCATAAAGGTGACTTCGGAAACATCTCAACCACTTCTGCTGGTACGCACTCCATTCCGTTGACTGCACGTATGCCGGGAGCCACTTCGCTTCCGACTGCTACTGCTTCCCCAGCGATGGTTATTGCTCGTATGAAGCGTTTGCTTGATCAGCAGCAGGTTGACTCACAAGGTCGCTGGCTGGTTGTAGATCCTGTCTTTATGGAACTACTTGCAGACGAAGATTCTCGCTTTATGAATGCAGACTTCGGTGATTCGGGTGGACTACGTAATGGTCTGACCGTAAGCAACTTCCACGGTTTCCGTGTATACTCCTCGTCTAACCTGCCAGCGGTAGGTACTGGGCCGGGAACTGCGGGTACAGCAAACCAGTTGACTAACTTTGGTGTTATTGTTGCAGGACACGATTCTTCTGTAGCAACTGCAGAGCAAATCAACAAAACAGAAACATATCGTGACCCTGACAGCTTTGCTGACATTGTTCGTGGTATGCATCTATACGGTCGTAAGATTCTTCGTCCAGAAGCAATCGTTACTGCCCGTTACAACGCAGCATAAGGGAGTAATATAATATGGCTACGTTTGATATGACTGTCAGTACTACCGCTGGTGTTGGGGCAAATATTCTTGCTGTTCCAACAGTTGTCGGTAATACTGTACGAACCATTGAGGCAATCTTAGATATTGATGCTATGATTGCTGCAGGTGCTACCATTGCTAATGGTGACATTTTCCAACTACTTGAAATCCCCTCTGAATCAGTAATGATTGCTGGTGGAGCGGAAATCATGAAGTCCTTTACTGCAAGTTGTACTTGTAATATTGACTTTGCTGGTGGAGATGACATCATTGACGGTGCTGCACTTGATGCTGCTGCTGGTACATACCTTGTACTTGGTACCAACGGTGAAGCTAACGTTGTAAATACAGGTGCTGCATCTACTTATGCGGCTGCTGCGTTAGCTCTTGTTGCTGCTGCAGATACCATTGATGTTGTTATTGCTGGTGCTGCTGCTGCTACTGGACGCCTTCGTGTCTATGCAGTAATTGCTGATGTTTCGGCTGCTCACACTGAGGCTGCTTCAGCTCAACGTGATCTGCTTTAATAAACAATAAAACTTGGGGGCTGGTTTTAGGACTGGCCCCTTCGGTACATTCTAAGGAAACATAATGTCTCTTACATTTCTTACCCTAACAAATAGTGTTATAACACGTATGAATGAAGTATCTCTTACTTCGTCTAATTTTGCAGATGCTAGGGGCATACAAGTACAGTGTAAGAATGCAGTTAATGAGGCATTAAGATATATTAATCAAAGAGAGTTTGGTTATCCTTTTAATCATTCTACTAACACATCTACTTTAGTTCCCGGAAAAGTTAGATATGCTTTACCTGCTAACACAAAGTATATTGATTACAATACCGCAAGAATTAAAAAAGATAATGATGTAAATGCTTCAGGTAATAATTTAGCAGAATTAAACTACAATGAATACATTAGTAATCAACACGCAAATCAAGAAGATAATATTAATTCTACAACACTTAATGGTTCTTTGACTGACAGTGCTACTACAATAACTGTGGCAAGCACAACAGGATTTACCTCTTCTGGATCTTTATTTATTGCAAGTGAGATCGTATCTTATACAGGTACTACCTCTACTACTTTTACAGGTTGCACTAGGGCTGCTAACGGTACAACAGCTTCTGCTCATATTAGTACTGTGTTTGTTGCTCAGTTTGATACTGGCAGTGTACCTCAGTATATTGTCCGTACACTAGATAATAACTACTTACTATTTCCTTTTCCAGATAAAGAATACACTTTAATTTTTGATTTTTTTACTTTCCCTGATAATCTTTCAGCTCATGGAGACATTACCACTGTACCAGACAGATTTTCTGCTGTTATTACAGATGGAGCTACTGCTTTTGCTTATCAATATCGTGGTGAGATGCAACAGTATCAATTAAACTTTTCAAGATTTGAGCAAGGCATTAAAAATATGCAAAGTCTTTTGGTTAATAAATTTGATTATATTCGTTCAACAGTAATAACTAGACCTAGTAGTTATGGAAATAGCTTTATGAGTGGGGTTATTTCTTAATGCCTGATAGTTCACAAGTACAACCTGCTGCATTTAACTGCGAGGGTGGTTTAGTTTTAAACCGTTCTACCTTTCTTATGCAACCGGGAGAGGCTTTAGAACTAGAAAACTTTGAGCCTGACATTCAGGGTGGCTACAGACGTATCAGTGGTCACGCTAAGTATGTTCACCAGATTGTACCTCAAACCTCTCTTTCGTCTGAAAAGATACTTTTAGTTACTACGTTTGCAAATAAAGTTGTAGCAGCTAGAGGTGAGAAGATATTTATTTCTGCTTCTAATGAGCTTGGAGCTAAGATACTTTCTACTACCAGCATGTCAGGCTCTGGGGTTATTACATTAAACTCTGCTACAGGGTTTTCTTCTAGTGGAACCGTGCAGATTAGTGATGAGATATTTACGTACACTGGTGTAAGTGGCAAGACCCTTACTGGTGTAACTAGAGCTACCTCTAGCAGTGTTGCTGCAGAACATGTACTTAGAGACGTAGTTTCAGAGAATTGGACAACAATAGATACAGGCAGAACTAACGCTGTAAAGTATCGCTACGAACGTTTTAACTTTGATGGTAATGATAAGATTATTGTTGTAGACGAAACAAACGCACCTACAGTATTTAACGCAGCAGGTGCAGCTACAGATGTTGGTAATAGTGCTGTTGCTGGTTCTAAGTTTATTGCAGCATATAAATCTCACATGTTTTACGCAGGTAAGTCTACTGCTCCTGCAGAGATGGTATTTAGTGAGCCTTTTGATGAGGATGGTTTTACTGCTGGTGATGGTGCAGGTAGCATTAAAGTAGACGATGACATTGTTGGACTTAAAGTCTTTCGTGACAGTTTGTTTATCTTTTGTACAAACAGGATCTTTAAACTTACAGGTTCTACATTAGCTGACTTTTCAATACAACCAGTTACAAGAAATATTGGCTGTATTAACGGTGACACTATACAAGAATTTGGTGGAGACTTAGTGTTTCTTGGCCCTGACGGACTGCGTACTGTTGCTGCTACTGCAAGAATTGGTGACACTGAACTTGGTACAATAAGCAGAAACGTACAGTCTATTTTTGACGCAAACATTAAAGACTCAGACTTGTTTGAAAGCGTTGTTCTTCAAGACAAAACACAATATAGATTATTTTTTACTAAGGCTGACCAATCAGATAATATTACAAGAGGTGTTACTTGTGTTATGAGGGCTGACAAGTATGAGTTCTCTGAACTACGTGGTATCAAACCTTCTGCTACTGACAGTTTTGTTGAAGAGGGTAACGTAATTGTTTTACACGGTGACTTTAGTGGTTTTATACACAGGCAAGAAGTAGGTAATACTTTTGATGGTACACCTATCTTAGGTAGGTACAGAAGCCCTGATATGAGTTTTGGAGATACGGGTATCCGAAAGCACATGCAGAGGGTTATTGTTAATTTTAAACCTGAGTCCACTATTAGTGCAGATTTGTTTGTAAGGTATGACAATGAGGCTGCTGACTCAGCAAGACCTGATGCTTACGCTTTTGATTCTACGCAGACATTCTCTCAGTTT